ATTTGCGTTACGAAAGTTTTCTGACGTGACGAAAATAACAAAAAAAGATTCAGTTGCGTCTATTATTAACTAAAATCTTAAAAAAATGGTATTTACTGACATCAAATCCCAACCGAATGAGAGAGCTCGTCTGGTGAAGCTGCTCATGGAAAAAACACAGACTTCTGAATCTGTGGTGTATAGGTGGCTGTCTGGACAGATTACACCGCCACCGATAAAGCAAAAAATTATTGCAGAATTATTAAACCGACCCATTGAAGAATTATTTCCTAAGCCATGATTGATCTTGCAAATATCGAATTCTATAGCACTCCAGATGGTGATGTTATGGTGAAGCCACTGGATGGTTCTGTCAAGGTGCTGAAGCAAAACGACAGTGAGCTGATTGCTGCTATACTTCAGCTAATTAATGACAGATATCCAAAGGCTTATTCAGCCTTATGTAAATTCTACTCTCGATCTTCAATGAATAATTCATATTACACCTATATGATTGTACATCGATTTTGCAGGTGTAATTTCGGATCATTAGATACACTCCAATTAGACATTGATCAGAAGGGGAATTTTCATCTTGAGCAAGTTGCTTGTCCTCTACGGAATACCGCTGATTGTAAATTATGTGGTGTTGTTTGTTCGCCGGAACTTGATACACGATTACGTCGACAAGAACTTAATATACTTGAACTCATAGCTTCAGGCTATACAAATCAACAAATTGCTGACCTGTTTCATATCTCTATTTTTACGGTTATTCGCCATCGAAACAATATGAGAGCACGATTAGGTCTGAATAATACGGCTGCATTAGTTGCATATTATAATTCAATTAAATCTATTTAAGGATCCTACTATGACTAATGATAATGACTCCTTAAAAATAAAAGCTGATTTAGATAAAAATCCTGCAGGTACGGAAGCAAAAATTGCTCATCACCGACACATTGAACGGCATGGTCGATATGTTGCTATCCCTGGCGATAAAAGCCATACTCGAATATTTGTACGTGACGGTGAAAATCCTGAAAAAAGGATTTCTGCATATCTCGAAAAAATAAATAACAGAACAAAGATGTGGAATTAAAAACGAACATAAAGAAAAAAGTAAAGCATATGAAAAAACAAGATTTTATAAAAAAATTCCCGGATGTTAAAGTTCAGCAATTTGAAACATATAAAATTCTGAGTAAAAGAGATATAATGAAAATTGTAGAAGAAGCGATGTCGTCCTTGAACATGGGATTGATTGCCTATGAATCTTCTGGTAAGAAAATTAAATGTTATACTAGCGACAAGATGAAAGCTGCATTGGATAATATGATGAAAGGGGCAAAGGTTATAGATCCAAACACTCATGAAGAGGGTATAATAACCTCAGATAAACCATTCCTGATGTGTGGTGAGTTTTGTGTAGATGTTAATTTTCCAAGTAGTTCAGGAGCTTATAGCTGCGAATATTTTATCGATTAACGTTATGGAAAAAGTATCTTTTTTTTGTTTGAATAGAATTGCTAATCCGTTAAAGAAAAAAATCGAAACGAAATTTTCTGAAGAGATATTACGATTTGTAAGCATTGAAGATGTACCAAAGTATGATGGTATGGTAAAGTTTACTGTAGAATATGCACTCCCTGAAGCTCTTATTTGGCTAGGAGAAGAAAAAATGTTTATTGATCTAATAGAATAAAGACCACTTAAAATGTGTATAAATGTAAAAAAGGAGAAATAACAATGATAGCGTCAAATGCCAAGGAAGATATATTTTTTCAATATTCCGAATATATACTAACATCAGGTAAGAGCTTTCGATTGAAAACAGAATTTTTACGTCATGTACAGTCTTACATAAATAGCACTTCTGAATATAATAAAAGAACATATAAAGATTTTATTAATAGCCACTTGACAGACAGACTGTATGACAATCATCAAAAGGAAGCTATTCTTGACTTCTTAACTTTTATAGGTGTTGGATTTCGTAAGAAAAGCATTAAGAAAGTCAAACCATTGGAAAAACTGGAAACTATTAACGATAAAAACAAGATACAGATTAATAAGTATCTTGACTGGCTTCAGACGGAAAATGATTATTCGGATAATACCGCTAAGTCTTATATATACACTATTAAAGACTTTTTCAAATATTCTAATGAGTTTTCGTTAGAACAGTCTAAAAGGTATATAAGGAGCCTCGAGGAGCAAAAATTCAACCCAAAGACTTTATGTCTTAGAATAACAGGCCTTGAAAAGTATGCTGAGTATCTTGGGAAACCAATCAAAATGAAGCGTCCTAAGATTCCTAGGAAGTTGCAAACAGACAATATACCTACAGAGGAAGAATATACAAGACTTCTGGAATATCTCAAAACAAAAAAGAATCAAGACCATTACTATTGGCTTAAAGTTCTTGCAACAACAGGAGCACGTGCTTCTGAATTTCTTCAACTTCAATGGGAGGATATAATTAGCGGTGAAGTTACTTTGAAAGGTAAGGGTAGTAAGTACAGGAGATTTTTTTTTAATAAGAATTTACAGAGTGAAGTCAAAAAGTACATTTCTGAAACAGGTAGAACCGGACATCTTGCAATAGGTAGATTTGGGCCTATAACAAGTAGAGGATTATGCATCAATATGCAAGAGTGGGGACGTAAATGTGGCATAGATAAAAGCAAAATGCACCCTCATGCTTTCCGTCACTTCTTCGCCAAGATGTACCTCAAGAAAAATAAGGATGTAGTTCAGCTTGCAGAACTACTTGGACATGGTAGTATAGATACAACAAGAATTTATTTACAGAAATCTTATGACGAACAAAAAAGAGAATTTAATCGCTCTGTTACGTGGTAGCGTAGCTCAGCTAAAGGATATAAAAAATGCTGTTGATGGAATTGATGTATATACTGAAACAGGACATGTAGATATGGAATTTCTTATGGATGCACTTATTTGCATCAATGAATTTATGTCAGTAAGTAACATTGTTGTAAATTCTATATCTAGTCTACTTGCCCCTAATGTAGTTGAAGTAAATAGTAGAAAGGATGATACTGGCAGTAAATGGAGTGTTGAGGATATTCTTAAACATTGTACTCTCGAGGATAATGTGTTGAAGTTACCTCGGGTGCAATTCAACAAAAAATCCTATGCTGAAGCTAAGAAATGGATTGAAGAAGCTGGTGGAAGCTGGCAAGGAGGTAAGGTGCAGGGATTCACGTTTCCATTCAATGCCGATCGTGTATTCTCTATTCTTCATGAAGGTAAGCGGTGCAATTTACTGCAGGACTTCCAGTTTTTTGCAACACCTCCAGAAGTAGCAGACTGGCTTGTTATGTTGGCCGGTGGCGTGCATGAAGATGAAAAGGTGTTGGAACCAAGCGCAGGAACAGGAGCTATAATAGACGCAATACATCGTAGTTGTAAGGATTTAGTCGTGGACTGCTTTGAACTGATGCCTGAAAACAAGGAACTCCTATCAAAGAAAAGCAATATTAATATTCTTGGCGATGACTTTACAACATATGATCTAGGATTATACGATAAGATTATCGCAAATCCACCATTTAGTAAAAATCAAGATATAAGACATGTAAAAAGAATGTATGAACATCTTAATAATGGTGGTACTGTAGCAGCTATTATGAGTTGCCACTGGAAAATTGCAAGCGAGAAAGAATGTGCTGATTTTAGAGAATGGTTGAAAGATGTACACGCTAAGATTTGTGACATCGAAGAAGGTTCGTTCAAACAAAGTGGTACAGGGATAGAAACAACTGCTGTGATAATACAAAAATAAATAATGAGCAAAACAAAACTTTATTACCTGTTCCTGGTGGTGATGTATATCCTGCTGGAACTCTAAGAATGTGAATCCATATGAAAATAAGACAAGCAAATAAAATAGTCAAGAGAATTTTTAAGGTAACTGTATTAGGCCCAGTTTCACCATTCTCTCCTAATTGGTTCAAAGTTAATTATCAAAAAAAAGATTGTAAATGTTATTCTAAAAACCAGAGGCATGCTGCTATTCGTAAAGTTTGCCGATATGCGTCATCAAGTGATGCTGCGAGAAGACTGATAGACCTTGATAATAGAGAATAAATAGTGCTCGTTATGACAGATCCTACTAAAAATACAAATCCGGAGATATCGGCCGAAATAGCCGGTATCGGTTATCTCTCTCCAAGGGGAGAGGAATTGAAGAAAGTGGCGCGGATGGAACTAGGTTTTGTCCGGGAACATATTCAAGGCTACACAGAGAATGAACGAATCTTTATTCTTGATGTGCTATCTAGGGACATATTAGGACTTTTATTGGACAATGATATATAAAGACATACCTACTGAATACGACCGTATTTCAGAATTAAACCGAATATTGCGTGCTAAACGCAGATTCTTCATAAAAAAGAAAAGATATGATAAAAAAAAGAGATAATATAAAACTTGATCAGTTACACCTGATTAAACGCAGACGGATGCAGAAGTATCATGCTAGAAAAATAATTCGGGCATTTGCTCCATATGCAGCTGAAGCTGGTTTATGGCTAAAAATTACCCGCTTATTTCTATGCAATGGTTTGCATGGTCGTGTCAGACTGGAGTTCTATTCAAAGAAATAGTCCTTTTGCAGGTAATTTCTAATTTTTTTCTTTGCAAAAAATAAACAGAATATGAGCCAATTTTTCACAAAAGACAATACAGACAGAATAAAAAAGGCTGCTGAGGGACATGTCCTGGAGGTCATAAGGGACTTCCAGGATATGGAAGAACAAAAAGGATATGACTATCGCGGTAAATGCCCTGTTTGCGGCAAACAAACCTTTAATTATAATTCAAAGAAAGAACTGTACGGTTGCTTCAATAAATGCAACGTGGGCGGTCATGATGCCATCACTTACCTAATGAGGGTACAGAATATGGCATTTAATGAGGCTCTTTCTTATTTGGCTGACCGTTTTCACGTTACGCTTCTGGATAATCCAGTTCCGGAGAAAAAAAAGGCTCAGGATTTAAAAAAGAACTCGAAAGCATTAAAAGGAGTTGATTCTTCTTCTTATTGTGTTGCAATGCTTCAAGGATCAGGCCTGACATTTGAGGATGTTGCTGCACATATCTATGATTCTTCCACTAACCATACAGTTACTTTGACTCACACCTTCAGCAAGGGTACAGTCAATTCCAAAGGTGATATCGACACAAATGGTGATGATGTCATTATCAAGTATTATGATCTGGAAGGACTGCCAGTGAAATATGAACAGAAAGATGCCAAGGGCAAACCTACCGGTAAAATGCGTGAATATTTCCGCGTTCGTTGGCAATATCCGGAAGAACATCTGGATAAGGAAGGCAAACCTTTCAAGTACCGTTCACCCTATGGTGGTGGTACTCCGATATACATTCCGGACAAAATCCGTCAACTTTATAAAAATGGGGAACATTTGAAACGGCTCTTCATCCAGGAAGGAGAAAAGAAAGCCGAAAAGGCTTGCAAGCACGGTATGTATTCCTTGGCTATTTCCGGAATTCAGAATATTGCTTGTGGCGGAAGACTTCCTGAAGACTTGATTCGGATCATCGAGAAATGTCATGTCGAGGAGGTCATTTTCATAATGGATTCGGATTGGAACGACCTCTCAACAAATATACGTATCAACGACCAGGTCGAAAAGCGTCCACGTAACTTCTATTATGCAGCTCGTAACTTTCGGGACTATATGGGTTCGCTCCGGAACAGGGAACTGTATGTGGAGATTTATGTAGGCCATGTTCAGAAAAACGAGCAGAATGAAAAGGGAATTGATGATCTGCTGGCTGGTTCCCTTCAGGGTAAGGAACAGGAACTGATGGCCGACTTTGACAAACTGATCAATGAAAAGAACCTGACGGGTAAATATCTTCAGTTGTTTCGCATATCTGCTTATACAGATCATAAACTGTCTACCCTCTGGGGACTGGATTCAGTTAAGCATTTTGCCGAAATGCACAAGGATGTGCTTTCACGCCTTCCGGAGTTCCGGTATGGTTCACACCGGTGGCGTATTAACGAGTCCGGTCAGCTTGAGTCTGCTCAGGCGATTGAATCTGACGAGATGTTTTGGGAGGCTGTTGAAAAATCACGCCGGAGCGGAGATACTTACACAGAGTATGAATTCCGTTATGTACCCAGTCGTAGGTTTCTTCAGAACCGTGGCTTTGGCAGATTCCGGAGGCTGGATGGCTCTTTTCAGTTCATCCGGCTGGAGCAGCCGTTTGTCCGGGTAATTGAAGCTTCTGAAGCTCGAGATTTCCTTTTCGAATTTGCAGAAAATAATTGTAATGAAGCGGTGAATGAAATGCTGTCAAAGGGTGTTACACAGTATGTCGGTCCGGATAAATTATCCCTGCTGCACTTTATTTATCCGGATTTCCTTCATCCGGTTGGTACTGAACAGTTTTTCTATTTTCAAAAGAACTGCTGGCGAGTTACTGAGCATGAAGTTAAAGAATTGGGATATGAATCGATAAGTCATCATGTATGGGCAGAACAGCGGCGAGATTTCCCGGCGAAATATCTTGGCAGACCGTTAATTACTTTTTCTGGGAACGGTGATACGCTGGACTATTCCATATCTCAAGATGGCAAGAACTGCCATTTTCTTCAATTTCTGATCAATACCAGTAACTTCACATGGCGTAAGAGAGAAGTGGAAATAGAACCGGAGGAGTTTCTCGAAAATCGTAAGCATTTGCTGTCTAAATTATGCGCAATAGGATATATGGCTATGGAGTATAAGGATGTTTCGGTGAATAGAGCTGTTATCGGCATGGATGGAAAGCAGTCTGAAGTAGGTGAATCCAATGGACGATCTGGTAAATCACTTATTGGAGTCCTGATGAAACATATACTTCCTTCAGCTTACGTTAACGGGAAACGAAAAGATTTGCTGGAGGATCAGTTCGTATGGAATGATGTTGTGGAGAATACGAAGTTAGTATTCATTGATGATGTATTGATGAATTTCAATTTTGAACGCTTATTCCCGAATCTGACCGGTGACTGGACGGTGAACTATAAGGGTGGCCGTCGTATAACCTTCCCTTATGAAACTTCTCCAAAGATATATATTGCGACAAACCATGCTATCCGCGGTGAAGGAGCTTCATTTACCGACCGTCAATGGTTGTTGGGCTTTAGTGATTTTTACAATGACGCGCATAAGCCGATAGATGACTTTGGATGTAACTTCTTTACTGAATGGGACTTCGAACAATGGAACTTATGTTGGAACCTCGTGGCGAATTGTGTGCAATTATACCTTCAATACGGAGTCGTACAAGCACCTCAAGAGCGTTTGATTGAGCGCAGGCTTCGTCAGGAGATCACTGAAGTATTCATTTCCTGGGCAGATGAATACTTTAGTGACGAATCTCATATAAACGCCCGACTGGTTCGTAGGTCACTATATGATGAATACTGCAACTACGATCCGAATATGCGTAAGTATACCAATTCTCCGACTGAGTTTAAAAAAAGATTGCTTAAATATTGCCAGTTCCGTGGTTATATATTCAATCCTCAGAAATTAGATCCGGTGACTGGTAAACCGTGTAAGTTTGATCCTCGTAACGGTAATCCTATCCTGGATGATAAGGCTGGTGGTGTAGAATACTTCACCATTGGGACACCTGATTATTATTCATCTCCGGAATATGCGCAGCAAAAGGCGGCTAACAATAGTGATAGCAGATTATCATTTTAATTGAATACGTATGCTGAATGATTTATCTCGATATAGGCTTAATGCCGATTCTGATTTAGACGAATATCGTAAGGATCTGCATAAGTTTGTACACTTCCAGGGCGAAGTGTACAACTTGTTGGATGGTTTAGCCATAGGCGATACTATTAATGTATGTGACATTGTTGTTCCAGACAGTCTGGATGTCTTTATCAAGGTAGTATGCAAGTATATACTATTGCATCAACAGGATGATGAATCGAAGTCTAGGATTGAATTTTCTGATGATTATCGTAAGATATACCGTAGACCAGGGTTTGTTAAGCCTAATCACCTTGATAGACACTTCTATTCAAGAAGATAACACGCCCCCATTTTAATACATTGTAAAGATACGGTTTTTTTAGTTAATATGCAAATAATTAGATATTTATATGAGTAAGAAAAACAATAAAATTATGGCCTGTGTCAGCTTGGATAATGCTATCCGGTTGAATATGGTCTGTGAGTTGGCCGTTAGGTGCAGACTTGCGGTTATTCGAAGTGATGCTAAGAAAATAATGCAACATTCTATATACGATGTCAACCTTTCAGAAGCATATTATGTGCTGGTAGACGACTTCAATTTCCGTGATAGTCTATCGACAACACAACGGCTATATGAAATGGCTGCTCGAGGTATTGCTGTTATTGTGGGCGTTCGTAAGATCCCACGTGATTTTGAGTTCTTATGCGATATCTATTACCCTGAGAGCCTTTTGTAAACACCAGTCGAAGCATTTGTCGAAAACCATAGTCGAAGCATTTTTTCAGGCGTACAGTGCACATTAAGTGCGTACTGTACGCCTGTTCTGTTATTCATCCAGGCTTTTCCCCTCTTACCCCTTTTTTAGAGATATTAAGAATTGGTGTGCAACTGTGCGAGAAAAGCGATTCCGGCTATATAATAATATTCTTTTTTTTATTTTTTTTAAGAGTGTAAAACTACCCTTTAAATATTTAGAAAAATAATAGTACAATCGTGCGAAATGAATTTTTATACATTTAATTTATTGAAATTCAGAATGTTCTATCCGCACTGTTTTTGCACGATTCTGCACTTTTTGTACTTTTTGCGGAAAAACGCACAAAAGTACCAGCGCACTCAATTTTGTACGTATTTTGTACGAAAATAGTACGCTTATAATGTGCTGATAATTAATTATATAGATAAATTACTCCTAAGAAAAGTACTCAAGCACGATTTTTATACCTATTCTTATGAAAGGGGGGTGTTATTACTTTATTGTTATGCGAGATAATTAACGCATTATTCTTTATCTTTGCAAAAAGCATCTTTATATATGGAAAGACCATTTGTTACAATAGATTTAGCTCCACACTTACAGGATTTTTTATTTCACGAACTACGGCAGAATCGCAAATCAGGGGAACTTATGGCTGATGGCACACACGATATCGGTCGTATGATACAGTCTATGGTTACTGTAACAGATCGGCCGAGAAAGCAGGAGATAGGTGAAAATCCGCTACGTATTACCCTACCGGTACAAGAGTGGAATCATGCTATATTCAGCGAAAATTTCGTTTATATTCCAGAATGGAAACAGAAACAGTTACGATTATTCATAGAAGCTGAGTTCCGGCTTCGCATTAAGGAATACTTTTTCGTGGGATATGCTAAAGGTTTTCGCCAGGATAAGATTATACAGGCTTTCCTTCATAGTTACAATATCAAGAGAAATGCCATAAACTATGAAACCGTGAAAAAGTATGATTACCGAAATCGCCGTCGAATTACTGCTGAAATAGCTAAGGAACTTCAGTTAAGCCTTTTCCCTTAACTTTATTTCACGAATTAATTCTTAATTGATTTTGTAGCGAATCCTGCAAAACACCTTAAAATTATAAGCAATTATGCAAAACAAAGAAAGTAAACGCGCGTCTATCTGCCAAGTCTATTTTATGGCAATCGCAGAATCTACTGTTACTAATATACCTGGTCTGCCTCAGATTAAGGTTATAGGTGATTGGGCGAAAATAGACTATTCAACGGTAGAATTTGCCGAAGATAAATCTTCAGATGGCAATTCTTATGAGGTTAATCTTTCTATTACCTTTTCTGACTCTTCACTGGAGAAAATGCGGGAGTTGATCGCCTGGCTTGGGATATATATTCTTGTGCGATTAGATTATACCGATGGTACATCCAGGGTAGTCGGTACGGATCAGTTCCCGGTTGTATTATCCTTGTCCGGACAAGGTTCTCCACGTTCTTTGATTTTCTCATATAAGAACCAGCAGCCTGAATTAAGTAAAATATTGTAGTCCTTTTATGCGCATCATTGCTACTATAATTTTGTAACGTTAATTATAATAGTAATATGCACTTATCACATCTATATTCAGCAATTATGCGTGCCCAATGGGCGATTGACTTGCGTGATGTGGAGTCATCGCACCAGATATTGGAGCAAATCATATCCGGTTCCTTCGATAAGTCCTCTGAAGGCACGTTGGCAGACCGTAAACCAATCGAAGGGGAACTCGTCAATAAAAATATGAAGAAGACATCTTCATTTTCCGGTGATCTTCCAGCTGATACCATTGCGATTGTTCCCGTTCATGGTACAATGATGAAGTACGGTACTTATTGTGCGTATGGGACAACCGAGATAGCTAGCTTGATCTACGAGGCTGCTGCCAATCCTAATATATCCGGTATTGTTCTTGACATGGATTCAGGAGGTGGTTGCGTTGATGCTATAGCACCTCTAACGTCAGCTATTGATTATGCACGTAAGTATAATAAGTCCGTAATAGCTCATTGTGACTTATGTGCATCTGCCAATTATTATGTCGCTATATATTGTGACGAAATAATCGCTTCAAACAGAATATCTTCAGAATTCGGTTCTATTGGTGTTATGATGTCATTTCCTGATTATGCTAAGTACTATGAGATGGAAGGCATTAAAGTTCATACTATCTATTCAGATTTGTCGAACTACAAAAATGCACCATTGGAAGCAGCTAAGCAAGGTAAATACGACTTGATTAAGCGCGAGGAACTGAACCCGTTGGCACAACGGTTCCAGGATGAAGTAGCTTCTAAGAGAGGTGAAAAGTTGGATAAGTCTGTAGAAGGTATTCTCTCTGGACGTATGTTCTACGCTGAAGATGCGTTAAAATACGGACTTATTGATTCTATTGGTGATAAACAGTATGCAATTAACAGGGCTCGTGAACTTAGCAGGGATCATGCGGTTTCGGCCTATTTACAAACCAAAAACATAGAATAAAATGCGAAACAGAAATCTATTACTGACAGTATCCGCTGTCATGTCTTTTCTTGGTATATCAGCCTTTGCCAAGGATGCTGATGGGCGTTCCGTCCTTTCTTCAGGTGATCAGCAGAAGCTTACCGAAAAGTGGGGAAAGCAGTTCACCGAAGCGTTCGTTAAAGATCTGGCGGAACTGGAAAATGAGGGTGTATCGGCCGAGGAATCAGTTAAGAGTGTAGCTTCGGAATTCGAGGCTCAGGCGAAGAAGGATGCCGATACAATCACCCAGTTACGTGAGGAGATTAAACAATTGAAGGCTGAAAATGACAAGTTGGCTAAACTTCCTGGTGAAGGAGGGGAAGCTGTTATCGATCAAGCAGGTGGTAAAATGAAAAAAGAGTTTAAGCCTGATATGAGTCTGATTCATAACCGGGCTTATGTCGCAGCAGCTACTGGTGATGCGTGGACTGGTGACACAACAGTCGATACGACAGAATTGAAACAGGAATTCGGTAAGTACGTATCTTCTGACAAATTATCTATCTTCCAGAAACTTGTCGGACAAATCTCTTGTACTGCTTACATGTCTACTATCATCACGGATAAGTTCGAAGTTCGTGCTTCTCAGGCTGCTATCGATTCTGTATTGCAGACATTCACTCCACGATTCACACCCAAGGGTAAATCTAAGTTTACTCCTATGACAATCAAGCAATTCCCGATGAAGATTAACGTAGAAATTTATCCTTCAGACATCATTAACGATGTATTGGGTTATCTCTACGATGAATCATTGGAACCAAAGGATATGCCGATTGTTCGTTATATCGTTGAGCAGCTTATCAAACCTAAATTGGATGAAGACCGTGAGCTGGCACTTTGTAAGGGACGTTACAAGGAACCAACTTCATCTGACAGTACTTTTACTCCGAATAAAGCTGAAGAAACCTGTGACGGATTCCTTACTCAGTTGTGTGATTTGAAGAAAAATTCAGATACTGACGTTACATGGTTGCTTGACGGAACAGCTGCACTGGGTGAAGGTGAACAACTGCTGAAGCAGATTGATCAGGCAGTTGACGCGGTAAGCCCGCTGTATAAAAATAAGACCATGTTCATCCATGCAGATCCGGATCTTATCACAAAATATGGTCGTGCGTATCGTGATAAGTACCCGACTACTAAGAACGAAGATGGTGAAAAGGTTAAAGTTGATTTTTCTCGCTTTACTTTCGCACCGATAGAAGGTATGCGTGGTACCGGGGCGTTCTTTATTACACCGAAAGAGAATTTTAGACACGTTATGTCGCGTAACCCTCAGAATGTTAATCTGCGTATGACATCTGATGATTATGTTGCTAAGGTGTTGGGTGAATGGAGAGAAGGTACAGGATTCTGGATCAAGGAGGCTATATTCGCATACCTTCCGACTGATTTGGTTGAAGAACTTGCTCCAGCTGATCTGGGCGTTTAATTATAGGAGGTTATATTATGCCTGATACTTTAGTTTCTGTAAAGAGAAGTAGCTCTTCGGCTGGTCGTCCGAAGGGCAAAAAACATTATGTGGTACTCTTCCGATGGGAAGACGTTAAAACTTTCACGAAGGACGAAGATGGTATAGTCGTTTCTGCCTTGAAATTTGTGGAAGGGAAAAAACCTATAGCAGTATATGGTACTTCGAGTACGATTAAAGCATGGGACACGCTGACAGGATCAGCAGATGCTAAAGGCTATCTGCATCATGTAGCATGGGAATCTCCTGGGGACAGTAAGGAGATGGCAATTTGCCGCAATATTATTGTTAATGAAGATTTGGGTGCTGTAGTCATTAACTGTTCTGGAGATGACGCTAAAATAGCTGGTACACCTTGTACCCCGCTTGTCTTTAGTTCAGACGAAGGTCAGGATGATAAGGAAGCTTGCAAGAATGTTATTGAACTTGCTTCTGAAATCCCGACAACCCCATTAGGACGTATTCCGCTGAACTTAATCCCTCAGACAGGTGATCCGGACATTGACGGCTACTTAGGTTTAACAGCGGCAGCTGCCGCCTCATTAGAAGATGGTGTATGACAAAAAAAACAGATAAACAAGAACAGGCTGCTCAACTAGAGCAGCCTGCTGCTGAAACCGTTGAAACAACGGTTGATCAGACTAATAATGCAGACGTGACAACAACAGATAAAGACTCAGAACAGACTACTGATGCAGATATTCAACCTTCTGCTGATGGATTAAATGTTGCTTATTATGACAGTATTTCGGTGGTTATTCCGTTTTTCGCAAAGAAAAATAAAGAAGAGGAACTTATATTGACTATCCGCTCTTGCCGTAAATTCTTGCATAAAGAAGTTCGATTCGTGGTTATTGGTGATCCTGTTAATGTCGTAGAGGATATACCATTTGAGCAAATTGAATATAAGGATGCTCAAGGTAGTCAATTCGAATTACTTGAGGTGCTGAAACTCGCTGTTGTATCTGATTATGTTTCTGAGAAATTCATCCTGATTGAACCAGGTACGTACCTGATTGATGATGTTGAATTGCATCACATTGAATTAGGAAAAAATTTGGGGCCGATAGTCCCAAGTCGTTATGCTGGTGAAGAAGCTGTTTTGATGTATAACACGGCAAACTTGTTACGGAATGATTTGCATATTGCAGCGTATGATTACAATACACATGCTCCATTTGTATTGAAAAAGGAGAATGTTGCAGAACTCTTTGAATTTTGCAGAGATATTCTTTCTGGTAAATACCATGTGATGACTGTGTATTGCTGTGCTTTTATGAGTCATCCTGTGCGTTTGGACTATAAAACAGATGATTGGCTTCTACCGATTGTATCACAGAATCCGGATAGAAAAACAGTCGAAAAGCTGATTTCTAATAAGTGTTTCCTGTATATAAAGTATTTTGAAAATACAAAGTATTTGAATCCGTTCCTGGATATTGAGTAACATGAAACAAACAATTCTCACCTGGTTACGTGCAGGTGCGAACGCCGAAGAGGGTGTGCAGCTTCTGACTGAGGCGGGCGCACCCTCTTTAACTTTACGACTGGTCAAGACAAATCCGGTGGCAAATCGCCGTCTGATGATTGACTGGTTGTGTAAGAAGTATGGCATTGATGAAGACTATACCTATGTTGCTACGGCACAGGTTGTGCTGTTTTCTGAGCGGAAACCTCTTTCATTCCGTGATGAATTTCCCTTCCTGAATGATCCGAAATGCCCGCCTGAACTCGAGGCACTGGCGTCACGTAAATTTGCCAGATATCACAATTATGTAAACTTGCATAAAAAATTACGTGATTGTACCTCTACCGAACAGTGTGCTAAAGTATCTCGTGAACTGATTAACTCATATCTCGAGAACCGGATGATATGGGAGGAACTGAATTACTACCAGCAGCATGGTTCTATCCTTGGGAAGCATCCGATTTTCGCAGCATTCCACCGTCGTAAGGAACTGTTGACCTTGAATGTCAAGCAGCTGATGATCCGCCAGAAGAGGTTGAAAAACAATATATGGCGCGTACAGGATGAGCTTGCTAAACGTGATAAACCACACCTTGAGCTGGAGAGGTTGGCACGATTACAAGCCTACCAGTCAGAACTGGCTGAAATAAATCGGTTACTAGGTGATGAATAAGTATTTCAATTTGGACGAATTGTTTGCAGAGGTCAGGCAGTCACGACTGTACTCTCAGAGGTTTGAAAACATTCTTTGCTTCAAACTCAATAACCTTCGGGAATTGTGCGGCCGCCTTCCGGATAATAATGAAGCCTTTTTCATTGAAACCCGGAAAAGTTTTACCGCCTTCACTTTTATCGTTTACTTGATTCGCCATGCAGGATATGTTCGACACATCTATGTAGCCACTTATTCCACCAATGAACGAATAATCAATGCCTTGTTAAGATATAAGGATAAAGGCTTGATTGGCTCCGTACATCTTCATGTGTCCGAAACACTCAAGTTCCGTATGCCGCTGATCTTTGCAAGACTAAAGCAGCTGCATAACGAGGGTATCATTACGTTAACCTATGGCTGGACACACAAGAAGGTTACATGCCTGGACACGGATTCTGGATGCTATGTGGTGGAAGGTTCCGGAAACTACGGCGAAAATGCCCTCGAGGAACAGTATGTTTTTCTAAAATCCAAAAAAGTATATGAATTCAGAATCGGTAATAAAATGGACAGATAGCAATCGTCCGGAATGGTTTGCCCGAATACCTATTGATGAATATGAGAAGTTAGCTGGTATAGGTTACACACCCCAACAGATAGCTATGTATTATAACATAGAAGTTAACGAATTTATGTTTTACTTCAGCCTGCTGAAATCTCCTCTGAAGTATCATTATGATCGGGGCCAGCTTCTTCAAACAGCTAAGGAAGGTATTTCCATGGCAGATGCAGCAGCTACTGGTGAGAATGTGACACAGGCTCAGAGGTTGGACAAAATGCGCCGTTCCATCGAGTTTAAGAATAATGTTTCCAAGGTTTTTTTTGATGATTTAGATGTTTGAAAAATCTTATTACGAGCAGCTCCAGGACTACATAGAATCCGGTTGCAAATATCAGTTATCCGAAGAAGAACAGGATTATTACAATGCTCTCTTCGCTGTAGTTGGAATAACTCGAAAGTATGGGAAGGACCGTGCTATCTCTATGCTTATGCACGAGCCATTTAACTGTTCACGCCCTCGTGCCAGGGAAATGTACTACGAAGCCGTGAATCTGTTTTATCTCGATGATACGATTGAGCCGGCTGCACACCGCAATATGATTTTTGACAACCTGATGAAAGCTGCACAGACCGTGCTTTTATCATCTTCAGGTCCTAAGGATATGGAGATATACGGTAACTTGCTTACCCAGGCTTGGAAAGTTAAACAATTGGATAAACCCGATAAGGTGAAACGTCAGGAAATCAAGGAAAAAGATATCAAGGTTTATACACTTGATTCAAACTTGATTGGCGTTCCTTCCATTGACCGTAAGGATCTGGCAAATCAAATTGATAAGATACCTGATTTGCCAGAGAAAGAACGTACTCGCCTGAAGAGGGATGCTATGGCCGTAGATATTAATTTTGAAGAGATTATCGATGACACGCAAGAAAAAACTGAAAATTACCGAGGATAGCGTGGAAACACGCTATGCAAACTGGACGGCCCAGATGCTGGCTATCATGATGCCCTGGTCACTGTACTGGGTAGCCGGTCGTGCTTCTGCCAAAACTGTTCAGGTATTGGCGGAAAGAGTACAGGAAGCAGCACAGGATTGTCCGGGCGCTCCCTTTGCGTGGGTGGCTGATACCTACTCCGATCTGCACAAGAATGTGATTCCATCGTTAATTGACGGATTGCAGTTGCTGGGGTGGGAACTGGGTACGCATTACGTGATCAATGAAGCACCTCCTGAAGAATGGAGATTGCGCATGTATAATGTATGCACTGATTGGCGTAATACCATGGTTTTCTTCACGGGATTTAACTTTACGTTTATCTCTCTGGATCGTCTGGCTATTGGTGCTGGACGTTCTTACGTGGGGGTATTCGGTGACGAGGTTAAGTACTTTCCCGAAGAGAAGTTCACCAACTTGCTGAAGGCAGTACGTGGGTTCTATGTCAAGTACGGACAGTCGGTATGGTATCGGTCCAGAACACTGACAACCGATATGCCGAATCCGAACCATCTGGGCGAATACGACTGGATTCTGAAACTGTCGGCTCAGAACAACAAGGAACAGATTATGCTGATGCTTCGGGCCGGACTTGTATATAACGACTGTAAGAAGACTTATGTTGCCCACTTGCAGGAGTACCGCGAACTGGTAGAACAACAAAGAACAGACCGCAATCTTCAGGAAAAGGTAGATAAGGCAGCCAAAGCTGTTGAACTGGCTAAGAGGAATATGAAGAGGTGGGAGGAAAGATGGATCAAGACTCGCCGCCGTGTGTCGTTCTTCTTTATTTCATCCAGCTATGTTAATGCCGATATCCTCGGGCTAGACTGGTTCTCTGATGAACTGGCTGAAGGGCTAGAAGGTTTAACCTGCAATATCCTTTCAATCATTCCTAAGATAGAAGCTAACTTACTGTTTTATCCTAATCTGTCTATCCGACACTTTTACGCCGACGGTTACTTGAATAAGATAATTGAAGTTAAGCCGTTGGGCTGGATGGAAGACTGTTCTGCACTTCGCTACCACAACCATAATCTGCCACTCGAGGCTGGTATGGATGCCGGTAATATGCTTTCCCTTGTGATAGGACAACAGCATGGGCGTGAGTACCGCGTACTGAAGGAATTCTATACGTTGCCTCCTGATACTGTACGTGAGTTGGGAGTACAGTTTGTCCGGTACTTTGCGCCCAGACGTACTAAGGTCCTGAAGCTGTATTATGACCGTGCTATGAATAATTACAAGGGCGTGAAAGCGGATATGGCGACACAGATCAAAAATGCTATTGAGTATGATGCTGAAGGGAAAAGTACTGGTTGGAGGGTACAGTTAATGTCTGTAGGACAAGGTAATATCGGCTCTAATCTGGAGTATCGCTTTATGTCCGACCTGTTGAGTGGTAATCTGGCTGGTAAACTGTTCACGCTATTAATAGACCAGTATAATTGTCCTAACCTGAAGGCTGAGATGGAAGTCTGCAAGACCAAGCTGGTAGATGATGGTGGTAGCCAGATAGTGGTTAAGTTAAAGACTGGTGATAAGTTGCCTCGTGAGCGTTTGCCTAAAGAATCTACCAACCTGACAGATGCGCTCAAGTATCTGTTAATGCGTAAGGAGTTCTTACGGATCTGGCAATCTAAGGTGACATCTTATGCCCCTTAATATATATTGACCGTTCGTTAAGGAATGGTTGGATGCACTGCCGTACTACGGTGGTGCATTTTTTTTGTGCCGTGTTGCTGGGGAGGTGGGATTCCGCTTGCGTCACATTTCCCGAGCCGAAAATTAGTTGCAATCGCAACCGCTAGGAGGCGCGCGTCGGGCATCTGTACGACAAAAAACCTAGGGTTTTTCATTCCTATACGGTTTGAAACTTCATTTTCAAGCCGTTTGTTCTGCTGGGCTGATTTTTTAGTGAAAAACTTAGCCCGAAATTTAGCGATGTCGCCCCGTTTTTGCCATGGGAGTGCCCGACAACGCTCCCGAGCTTATAAGGTAGGGACCTTTTTTATGGCTCGGAAGCGTTGTCGGGCATAGTTTGGTAGAAAGACACTCTTTAGTCTTTCTGGCTGGCGATGGCGTTCACGCAGCGGCCCACCCACCCCGTTGCTCTCCCTACCAGTGGTATAGCTAAAGCTATGTATTGTTTGACTGCTCTTCTTTATCTGCTCTTCGCCTTTAAATCGGTATCACTTCCGCTATGGTTTATGCCTTTTGTACCTGCAAAGGTAAATGTTCCGCTTCGTATGCCAAGTTCAGGCGCTGTTCCCGAAAAAATCTCCACCCTCACAGGACTCAGGTAGTATTCAAGGCTATGCTTTTCGTGAAAACTTGTCTTTATACGCTTCGGAACACCTTTGCTGGCAGGTGTAAAAGGCGAAAACAAACCGTAGCGACAGCGAACGGAATAAAAAAAAGCTCAGAGCAGGAAGAGCAGAAAAAAAGGCTCAACTCCCGAGCTCGGCACCAGAATAAATTTTAAGACCATGAAAACCTTTACCGAATCCATGCTAAACCAGTGCAGAAAGTACATGTTCAATTTCTTTGACTATCTGCCGACAAAGTACAAAGCCAGTTCAAGAGATTGGCAGGTGAGAAACTTTGTATGGGCTTTCAAGGATGGGAAATGTGCCGTTTCAGCTGCACAGTTGGTAGCAAAGAAAATCCGTGAGCAGTTCGGAGAAGAAACATGTAACATCGTGTTTGCATGCATCCCAGCCAGTAGCCAGAGAAAAAATGAAATCCGCTACAAGCAGTTTTCAGAGGAAGTTGCAAGGTTATCAGGTGCAGTTAGTGCATACGACCATATCATGGTAGAAGGTGAACGGCTGGCAATTCATGAGAGCAACTCAGGAAAGCATGTCAATAATGTACAGATAGTCAATTTCGACAAGGAATTTTTTAAGGGAAAGAAAGTTCTAGTTTTTGACGATGTAATTACTCGAGGTTATTCTTACGCTCGTTTTGCTTGTCATCTTGAAACGCTGGGAGCTTCGGTTTTGGGAGGTATGTTTTTAGCAAGAACTTTATTTGTATAACAATTTAATAACCAACATTATGAAAGATTTATTCGAAATTTGTGGAGAGTGCAGACATTTGTCAGACAGTGAAGTAGTTTATCAGTTGACAAACAACAGAGAAACCAGTAAAAGAGTTAATGAAATGTTATTGCGTGGCGATAATGTTTCAATAGAAGATGTTTGTCAGCTTTTGACACCGGCACGCAGGGACATGGCTCTCGCCGTGATTGAACTTTACAAGCGTATCATAGACCGTAGGAGCAGCAGGGTAATTATCCGGCATAGTGAGGACATTTATAACCTGATGAAACCTTATATGGAAGATTTGGAAGTGGAGGAGTGTTGGGCTATTTACTTGAACCAGTCTAACCGTGTTGTAAGAAAACAACGTATCTCTATAGGAGGCATAACCAGTACGCAGGTGGATATAAGAGTTATTTTGCGTGAAGCTTTGAAATGTAACGCCACGTCAATGATACTCTGCCACAATCACCCGTCAGGAAATTGCCGACCCAGTAATGACGACAACCGCCTGACTGAATGTTTAAAAAATGCAGGAAATACAATGAATATAAAGCTCTTGGACCATATCGTTTATGGTGATAAGGAATACTTTAGCTATGAGGACGAGGGACGCTTGTAGGGGCTGCAATCGGCTGTAGCAGCGTTTTAGGGAGGTGGGTAGCGTAGCAGCCGCCCGCCGCCCGATTTGCTTTCGCACTATGTTTGTCGGCAAATCGGGCGGCGGGGAATAAGGTTTTGTTTGTTTACGCCTGAATCGGCGATTGCATTTCTTTCGTTACGAAAGTTTTTAATATCTTTGATGCGTTTATTAAAATATGTTTTTTATGAAAAGAATTTTATTTCTATTGTTGTCTATAATACCTGTAACCGTTTTATCACAAAATTATATATCTAAGGAAGATAGTATAGATAAAGCTTGGAAAGCAGCTATTCGTAAGGCTGAATACGAGGATAGTATGAGAATCGTTAATGAACATAATAGGTTTGTTAATAAAGTGACACCTTTAAAAAAAAGGTATATTGGCAAAATTTATTATTTGAGAAAAACACAGGGTAAATACAGACAAAATACTCCTTTTAAGTGTGTTGATATTACGGTTGATAAAAATAAGAATGTCTTGATGCATTTAGTCAACCAACGAGATACGCTATCAATGGAGATGGACTTTTGGGAATATTCTGAAAAACTAAATGTTTCTAGTAGTTTTAAAGATTTGTTCTATCAAAAGGGCGGTAGTCGTAATACTGCTATAGATTATAAAACAGTTGTCAGTGCATTGTATGTTGGTATGTCTAAGAAGAGTGTGCTGTATATAATGGGTAACCCAAAATCGCAGAGAACAACAATTACTGATAATGCGGAAATATTGTTTTGGGAGTATCCGAACAACATTTATTTGACTTTCCTGAATGGCAAATTGAAGGTTATTCAAAAATAGCAATGAGAAACTTTATATTTCTATTCTTTGCACTGCTTTCCTTTATTAGTTGTGAGGATGAAGGTGCTACATTGACCAGAGCGGGTATCGCTTCTGAAGATTTTGTTAAAGCTCGGTTGAAATTTCCAGCCGAAGCTGAGTTTGAAAGGGATATCAGAGGTAAAGAGATTTCTGATACAACATTTATCGTTTATCAGAAATTCAATGCGAAAAATGCCTTTGGTGTTAAATCGTCTTATGTATATAAGGCTAAAATGGTGTTTTTAGGCGGTGATTGGACTGATTGCGAGAATTGGACTTATAATCAGCTAGTCATCGAAAATGTATCTACTGGAGAAAAATCAATTTTCTATTCTCCGGTAGATAAATAATTCCACTTTTCTCAAAAAATATGGGGTTTCTTTTTGTTATTTCGAAAGAAACTCCCATATTTGCATCGATCTCCATTTTGTGTAGGCGACGATGGCTCGCCAAATATCTTTGCTGCGGGCATTTTTTATGTCCTAGGCATTGCTTAATACCCATAGGGTTCCGACCCCCGTGTGGAGCGTTAATGCGCCCACTGCCTGCACAAGGTGGAGATCAACGGGAAAGCGGAACCTTTCTTGTTTCCTTTCCCGTAATTAACCAACATATTGTTTCATTTTAATTGATCTCCAAAATGAAAAATCAAATTGCATTGCCTGTTAGTCAGGCAAAAGAAAGCCGTATCTCGTTATGGCTGAATCGTAAAAACGTATTGTTCTCTTCTATCATGGAAGAGAGAGTTTCTAACCGTCAGGCTGTGTTTATTTTCCAGGCACAAGTTTCCTTCTGTATTCTTAGCTTTTCGTTTTTCATCCACTGGCTGGCTGCTGTTGCCTGCTTGTGCTGGTTTGTTTATTCTCTTTTGCTTTGCCGGAAAGGAGGTTTGCGATGAAATGGTTCGTTAATAATGCCTTTTCCTATAGCCCTGTTAATGAAAAAGCAAAAGAACTGGGTAAATGGGTTGACTCTTTTAAACACACATTGCTGCCTGATGATCTGTCAAAGGATGCTTTCATCGAAGAAGCCCGGATGATTCTGGTCTTTTTGAATAAAAAATATCCTAAAACGAAACCGATTTCCCTTAATCGTGCTGATGTCGATAGAGGTGGATGTTTCCGATTGTCATTTGACCTTGCAAATGACACAAGGACTATTGCGTACATGGATATAGTTAAGGTTTTGCAAGAATATCGCTTCAGAGAAAATGGTAATCCTTTGCTGGCTGAAGAGAAAGGAGGTTTGCGATGAAACCTTATATCGTCCCGGATCAGGCTGTCGATGTGTTGCAGAACTGGATAGAACAGGATGCAGCAGCTTGTGCCGTAAGAGAACTTGATAAAGTGATTGCTTTCCTGATGAAACTGCATGAAGAAGATGCTGACGAAGTGCTGGCACACTTACGTGCAATTTATTTCCTTAAAGGTGAGCTTACCAAATTTATTCCGGAGAAAGGAGGCGAACGATGAAACTTGTATATCAGATTGACACGGAGGGAAGCCTTAACTATGTACTCGCTTTGGTTTATGAGATACGAGCTGAGATGGGTATCTCACCTGAATCAATTACTGTTACTGACGGTAGATCGATAACCTTTGATCTGTCTGATTGGAAAAGGCTTAATAATGGTGATATCTCTGAAGAGGAATACATAACAAGACACCTTGTATCTCAATAAATTGTTGTATCTTTGTTCAGGCTTAGAATTCGATTTTTTTTTGCAAAATTTTTTTTAGCCTCGCTTCGGCGGGGCTTTTTTTATGTCCTTTTCTCAGGTGTTTTCTGAAGCTATTTTTGCACAAAACAAATTATAACTATGAACAGTCAGGCTTCAGATGATATTAAGCTTCTCTTTATTGAAGAAGAATTGTCACAATTCGGTGAAGAGTTATGTGATGCGTTGTCCGATGCCCTTACCAAACAGAAACTGATTGAGTCCGGTTCTCTTCTTGATTCATTGAATTATTCGTCATTTAAGGAAGGGAAGAATCCGGGGCAACGTATGTCTTTTTATTCGTATGGCCGTTGTGTTGATATGGCCGGCTACAAGAGGAATAAGATACAGGTTGACACTAATCGTGAGGTTTGGGGGATTCGCTCGAACACCAATAAAAAGAATCGATGGTATGCTCGCAATATGTATGGTGGGCTGAACAGACTGATAAGCCGCGTCATGTATGGATTGTCTGACTATGAGATTGAACGTTTAAAGGGAATTTTAGAAAATCGAATAAAAAATGAATAAGAAAATTGGTAATATCAATTTCGTTGAAACAGCGGTTGGCACTTATGCTATCCGTATGGACTCTTTCCGTGACTCTCTGACACACCTGTTTGGATCAGCAGTAGCTGACTGGGATTGCAGCCCGACAACTGTTGCTGGAGTTCGCATAGTGCCTTGGGGGGCAGATAACAATCTTCCTTCTTCTATTCGTAACCTGCTCGAGAAAAACAATCTTGCACCAGGTATTCTTGCCCGTAAAACCGGATTGTTATACGGTCAGGGACCTATGTTGTACCGTATAGGTATCGAGAACAACGAACGTGTACAGGAATGGACTACAGATCCGGAAGTACAGGCGTGGCTGGATAGCTGGGACTATCGCCGGTTTATCCGTGAATCATTTACCGAATATAACCACCTGAACGGAGTTTTTGTCAAGTATGTTTCCGCAAGATCCGTCAGGGTGGGACGACCGTGGATTCACAGCCTTGAATGTTTGCCTTCAAAAGATTGTCGCTTGTGCTGGCCAGATAACGATGAACGTTATCTCAATGCTGTTACACATATCCTGAATGGTGATTTTGATTTCTATGGTAGCCAGAAGTATATACGATATCCGGTTTTTGACAGACATCAGCCGACAAAACAGGAGATTGCAGTGAAGTATCACTGTTTACGCTCGTTCGGACGAAACATGTACGCGATATCCTCTTTTTTTGGCTCTATGCCCTGGATGCAGGATGCTAACTCTTTACCGGAGATTATCGAATATCTGAATAGGAATATGATTGCGGCTGCCTATGTCGTACATGTACCCGATGAGTATTGGACGAAGAAGTCAGAGCGGTACAAGGCTAAGCATCTCGATGCTACAGATGAACAGATATATCAGCACATGGAATTGGTAAAAGATCAGTTGGCACGTGAGCTGGCTGATGTCATGGCAGGTAAGAACAATGTCGGCAAGTTTTTTATGACTACAGACTATGTTGATCCTGTCGATGGCAAGACACACCAGTTCACGATTGAGCCTATTGAGATGAATATTGATAAGTACATCGATGCGCTTACCAAGATTTCACGTATTGCCGACTCGAGTACAACCAGTGGATTAGGTCTTAACCCTTCACTGGCTAACATCATAATCGACGGAAAGGGTGATTCAGGATCTCAGATGCTGTATGCGCTGAAACTCTTTTACGGAGCCGATACACAGATTCCTGAAGATGTTTGTCTGGAAGCCATTAACGATGCGATTCATATCAACTTCCCGGACAAGCAGGACTTATTTCTGGGAATCTATCGAAAAGTGATTAATAAGGAAGATAATGTAACGGCTTCTGATAGAGCCACAAATCAGGTATAATATGAAGAAAAACTTAGAATTTCCGGAATGTTGGGAAGAGGTTCAGCCTGCCGAATTTGCCTACCTGCTAAAATTGCGTATGCTGCTGATCCTTTCACCAAAAGCTATATCTCTGACAGATGTCAAGAGGTTATGGTGTAGATATGTGCTAAGACATCGTGGTTTAAAGTCAAAGAAAAAAGATTATTACCTGTTGGTTAATAATCTGTCTGAAACCTTGGATTGGCAATGGAAGGTTGACGATGAGAATAAGTCTATTGCCCTGACCTTTGACTCAACGGTGAACCTGATTCCTTCATGGTCTGATTTTTGGGGCCCGGCTTCACACGGCGCTGATCTGACTTTTGGCGAATTCCGCTATGCCGTAATTATGATGAACGAATATACTCGGACACAAGACGTAGCCTACCTGTATTCACTATGTGCTATTTTGTACAGACGAAAAAAAGGAGGAAAACGTGTTCCATTTGTTTCGTCTGATTTAGCAAAAATGACGAAAGATATTGCGGGTATGCCGGATTACCTGAAGTGGGGGGTATATTGTTGGTTCGCTTCGTTCTGTTCATTTTTATTCCATGGTACATTCATTCTTGATGGTTGCGAAGTCTGTTTTGAGCCTGTTTTTTCCGCTACCAATAACGGGAACACGCCTGAACAGTCACTTGGTATGAACTCGATACTATTCTCTATGGCCGAATCAGGAGTCTTTGGTAGCATTGAAGAAGTGGATAATACACAGCTCCTACGAGTTTTATTAAAATTATTGGATGATAAACAGAAGGCTGATAGCCTTATTCAAGCAACAAAGAAACATGATATTCAATCTTAACAACCAGGGCGCAGCTGAATTGCGCCACATGACCGGTAACTATTATGTCGGAAATGATTTTTCGGTAGTAGAAATGGATATTATCGATGCTACCGATGAACTGATTCAGGTGATTGGTCGTGCCGTTTACGACAAGGCTGAAATAAGTTATAAGGAGGGGAAAAATGATGACCGTCTTGTACAGTTGGTACAGCGCCCTATTGCGCTGTTGGCTACACTTCATTTTTTTCAACGTAGCGATGTCAGCCACGAAGATAGCGGCCGAAAGATTAAGGTAGCTTCAGACGGAACCGACAAAATACCTTGGGAATGGCAGCTTGATCGTGATGATGCTGTGCACTTACAGGCGTATTACAGCGCTGTTGAGAGATTAATACGCTGGCTTAACGAGTCAGCGGATAAGGACTGGCTGAATACGGATGCTTGTCGGAGTGCAGCAAGCCTTTTGATCCGGTCAGGACGTGAATTCGATTCATACTTCCCGATTGCCCAGTCAGAGCGAATGTATATTCTGTTACTCCCGTTTTTAAGAGAAATTCAGATTGCTACAGTAGCTCCTGCATACGGTAACAGTTTTCCGGAATTGCTTCAGTCCGAAACATCTGATGTTCGGTATGCAGCTTCTAAAGCTTTGGCCTTGTATACCATGTCGGTTGCTCTTCGCAGGTTGCCCCTCCAGCTTATACCTTATGCAGTTATCAGGGGATTTAATTCGGCAAATGGTATGGCAGACTCTCAACCGGCATCATTAGAGGATGCACAACGAATGTCTGCTATTCTCGAGGCTGATGCTGCTGATTGGCTGGAACGGATGAAACAGTTACGTGACGGTTCCTCAGAGGATGAAGTTCAATTGTTGCCGAACAATTCAAAAACAAATAAATTCTTTCGCACATGAATGTTATGCAAAGACCGGGCACTGTCGAGCTGGCTGCCGATATGCCCGAATACATCATTGATACAGACTCTACCATTACTTTTGAAGTACAGTTTTCCGGAAGTAAAATCTTGTCTGAAGAATATGTTCCGGACGCTGCCTATCAGGTACGCATACGTAAATTAGGGCGTTTCTGTGCAAAAGCCTTGTGGGGTATATGGCCTGAAGGTAATACCACCTATCAGCAACACCTGTCAGGTACATTTAGTTTTTTGATTAACGGAGAGAAGGATGCGGACACCTATGTGCTGTTTTCTCGGTTTACAACGAAAAAAAAGGCTGAATCTCCGGGAGTATTATCTGTCATCAGCGAGAAGGTTACTCGCCCGGGCGTGCCTGAATATGCCAGTTTCTTCCTCTCTTCCGGACAAGCAGTTAATGTAACGGTTACTGATATGTCTGGTTTGGTTACTGCTGAAACCTTGTACACGCATGTCGGAGAAAATATGGTATGCTCTCTTGATGTTTCTTACGACCGGATTAAAAAACTTTTTCCTGATACAGATTTTAATCATTATACGGTAGAAGACTTGATGTTTCATGTAGACCGTACAGCCTATGCTGAACGTTTCATCTTCCGTTTCCTGAACATGTTCGATGTTCCGGAAATTGTGTGTGCTGTCGGTTCGATGGTTCTGAAGGGGGCTGATGAAAGCGAAACTGGATTCATGTGGGGAGTAGAACGTAAATTTGTCGTGAATCCTTCTGATGAGTTCACAGTCAATTCCGGAGTGATATTCCGACAGTCTGATTACAGGTTGTGGCGTGACTTCTTGGGTGCGCAGCAGGCACAGATTTTAATAGATGGCTCCTGGTATGATATTATCATAACCAACCAGAGCTATGAACGTGATTTCCGGAAGAATATTCTCAAGGCCGTTGAATTCTCTTTCTGTTTCGCTGATCCTGATAATAATAGAATACTATGATAGATATTAAGAGCTTCCGTGAGTATATCAGTGAACTGGTGTACACTACTAATCAAGAATTGGAACACAAGATTGACAATATAATACTCGCTGTGAATGAATCGCATATGGTAAAAAAAATTCAGAGCAAATCGGGTATATCATTATGTGTGAGCTATCCTGATGCTCAGGCAATAGGTGAGTATGATAATGCAAGCGATTCACAGCAGGTTTTCCTCTTCGTTTGTCAGCGAGTCGCTCCTGGTCAACTTAACGATAACGAAGAGATATTACTGTATAGCAACCTACAGAATATTATGCTGACATTGCGTGATGCTATCCGGCAATCTCATGACGAATGTGTTGATATAATACCTGAAGAGTCTTATAAGATTGAATGGGAATATCAGATATTTGGTGGGGTAAACGGACTTTCAATGGGACTTAAATTTAAGAATTATGACTAATCTGTACATTAATGGTGTTGCTGTTGTCCTGCCTTCCGGATTCTCTATATCCGTAAAGCAAGAAAACGCTTTTTTCACTAAAAACGGTGAATATACTTATGACATTGAGTTATCTCTTCAAGATCCTGTTAATGCCAGATTATATGGATTCCTTAACCGTCTGAATACAACCGAACGCCCCGAAACGAAACGGAAAGCTGTTCTGGTAGCTGATAATCGCGTATATCTTAACGGGACGGAAATCATTACTGGCTGGACAGATACAACTGTCAACATCCAGTTGGTTTCCGGAAACTCCGAATTGAATTATTTTGTCGGGTCCGATGAACTGATATCGACATTGGATATGCCCGTGACTGATCCTGTTGTTAATGGTTCGGTTTCGACTGATTATGTGAGTAAATCTTATCCGGAAGTTGACTATAATCTGATGATGACTTATGATAGCTTTAATCAGACGGATAAAAATATCTGGATTTTTAACATAGAACCTCAGGAAGGACGTCCATTTGCCGGACATATAACTCCCAAAGATGATATACAGCCTTATGATTATATCCCGCAACCTTATCTGTGTGCGTATATGCGTGAACTGCTGAAGGCATTAGGTTATGAGCTCGAGTATAATGCGATAGAAGATACACCGTGGAAATCCATGTACCTGGTACATGTTATTAATACTTATAAATGGAACGAGATGTTGCCAGGATGGACGGCTAAGGAGTTTCTCGAAAATGTAGAGAAATTATTTAATGGTACATTCCTGATCGATTTTAAAACCAGGAAAGTATCATTTTTACTCAATGTATCTTATTTGGCTAAGGTGCATCATGTACACTTGCAGAATGTCGTAGACAGTTACACAGTAGAGAGTGAGGATGAAGAAGAAGGTGATGCCATTAACTCTACTGTTCGATACAAGTTGCCGGAAACTGATTATTATAAGTTACGTTGCTTGCCGGACATTGTTAAGGAAAAGGCTAAAAGCAAAGTTGTTGAAGGGAATCTTTCTGAGTTTTTCTTGCACGAAGAGAATTATGTTACAGATACTATCTTTAATTATCAGGAAGTAAACCGGAAGGTTATCTATCTCTCTGGATCTGGAATTTGGACGGTTATTGAAATGGTTGATGAATTTGCTGCATTGGTGCGTGAGGAGTCTAAGTCGGAATTTGAGATTGAGCTTATTCCGGCAGAACTTGTTCAGAGGCAATTTTACCTGAAGAATGTTGATCCAGAAGAATCTTATTTTTCCGATTATTATATCCCTACAGCTTCTGCATCTGATAATCCCAGTGAAGAAGTTGAATTAGGTTCCATTCATGATATGGTAGCTAATCTTCAGGACAATGACGAAAGTAAGTCTAATATATACCTGGCTTTTTATACCGGTTTGAATCCTGTGCAGATTGGTTATCTCGAGCCGAATTCTTATCCTTTAGCATTTACAGACAAGTTCTTACCTTCAAAGAGTTGGCCGATTGACTTGCCCGCCGGAGGACCTACATTTAATCTGGCTGATATGGAAAGCTATTTCTATAGTAACTCCTACAAGATAGACCGGGAAAATCCGGTTAAAATTACCTGCTATGATGAAAATGTATATCCGGCAAGTTCAGTCTTTGAATTTTTTAACCGCCGTTTTCTGGCTAAGGAAATTGAATATACGATAGGCCCAAACGGACGTTCAGGTCCATGGACTGGTATCTTCTATCCAGCCGTGATACCTGATACCGAAGTCGAACAGAGATGGATTCTGGCCGATGGAAGGTGGAGAGATGGCGGTGTATGGCTGGATGATGGGAGATGGCTGGATAATTAATAATTAACACACACAAACACAAATATGAGTCTGAAAATTGATAGGGTGCAGCTGGAAATTGTTATCCAGCAGGATCAGGCACGGCAGAAGATGATTGAGCTCGAGGATAAGATGCGTTCGGCTAACCGCGAGCTGAAGAATGTGAAGAAGCAATTCGGAGAAAATTCGGCGGAGTATACGAAACAGGTTGAAGTCCTGAAGAAATTGCAGCAGGAGTATGATAATCTTTATGATGAGATTGGACTTACCAATCTCTCTTTGCGCGACCTGGGTAAACGCCAGAAGGATCTGAACGCAATACTTAGGCAGTTGAATCCGAACACGGAACTTTACAAACAATATTCCGAGCAGCTGAAGGAAGTTAATAACCGGATCAAGGAGCTGAGAGGAACGGCTAACGAAACGCGCTTCAGCTTGGCTAAATTGGCTGATGGTTTTAATCGATATGGAACGATTGCTGCCAGTATCATTGCAGGTCTGACTGGCGTTACACTCACCATGCGTAGCTGTGTGAATGAATACGCTGAAATGGAAGAAGCTCAGTCGCAAGTCGTCAAGTACACAGGATTGGCTAAGCAGGAAGTAGAAGAGCTTAACGAGGAATTCAAACGGATGGATACCCGTACAGCACGTACACGCCTGAATGAATTGGCTGGTGATGCCGGAAAATTGGGCATTACTACCAAGGATAGTGTGCTGGAGTTCGTCGAAGCAGCCGATATGATCAATGTCGCGTTGGGTGAGGATTTAGGCAAGGACGCTATCACTCAGATCGGCAAGTTAGCTGATATGTTTGGCGACGGCGACCGGTCGCTGAAAGAAAACATGTTGGCTGTAGGCTCGGCTGTTAACTCAGTTGCTCAAAATTCATCAGCTGCTGAACCTTATCTGGTTGAATTCACTGCACGTATGGGTGGTGTAGGCAAACAGGCTAACTTGGCGATTACGGATATCATGGGATTCGCATCAGCACTCGATCAGAATATGTTGCGCTCAGAAATGGCTTCTACAGCCCTTTCCGGTTTGATCCTAAAACTTTATCAGGAGCCGGCTAAATATGCGAAATTGGCTGGTTTGCAAGTCGAAGAATTTACTCAGCTGATGAGTAAGGATGCTAATGAGGCTGTACTTACCTTCCTCGAGGCGCTGAACCGTTTGGGCGGTATGGATAAATTGGCTCCTGTACTCGACCAGATGAGTCTTTCCGGAGCTGAAGCTGCAAGTGTTATCTCTGCATTAGCCGGTAATGTCGACAAAGTTCGTAAGGAACAGCAGGGAGCTAACCAGGCTTTCGTAGAAGGTACTTCTATTTATAACGAATTTTCCGTCCAGAACTCTACAGTGCAGGCCGAACTTGACAAGGCAAAAAAGAGTTTTTCTGATATCCGTGTAGAACTTGGAGAACAGTTGCTCCCAGTCATGAAGTACATGGTAACAACAGGATCACTCACTGTTAAAGGATTGAGTGCTGTCGTTTCTATTTTGATTGAAAACAAGAGAGTTATTGTTACTGCTACAGCAGCTGTTAGTGCCTACATTATTGTCGTTAAATCAGCTACATTGGCAACGAAAGCGTATGAAGTTGCAACCAAGGCTGCTACATGGGCAACCAACTTGTTTAGCAAGGCGACTAAAGCCAGCCCATGGGGACTGGTTATTTCTGGAGCAACAGCAGCTGCTACTTACTTCGCCTTTTTCCGTGATGAAACTGATAAGGCTACGGAGTCACAGAAAAATCTCAATGAGGCTCTGAACAAAAATGCTGAAGATATGGCTGCCTTACAGTCTGTACAAGATAGAGCTAAAAATTTAGATTCGCTGAATCAAAGGCAGCTTACCCAGCTGAAAGCTGATGCACAGGCTGAAGTCCAGGCTATTGAAGACAAACTTACTGCTGAAACGATTGCTTATCGCAAGTATTATGCTGAACAGAAAAAAATCATTGAAGATAGAACAGATATTGATCAGGCACAAAAATTAGCTTTATTGCGAGTCCTAGACAATAATACAGCCGAAAAAGCAGCTGAATTAGATAATTTGCTGAAGCAGAAAAATCAGTTGATAGAAATTATCAATAAGATACCTGAGAAAAAAAATATTTTTACGACTCCGACTCTTGGTGATACTGACGATAAAGTTGATAAGGCTAAAAAGGAATATGAAACGCAATTAAAGGACTTGCGCACACAGCATGCTCTGGGACTGATTGAAGAAGAGAAGTACCAGGAACAACTGTATGCTTTAGAAGTTAAGTTCCTGGCTAAAAAAAGGGAATTGTATGCAGAAGCCAAGAGAGATGCATCCTTAATCGATCAGCAGATTCTGTCTGCAATGACAGTGGAAGCTAATCGTCAATATGCTAATAAACTGGCAAATCAGACTCCGACCAAACAGGAAGATGCTTCTTTTAATATTATTGAAGAAGAAGCTCCGGAAGAAGATTATTATTTTATCGACAAGTACAAACAGAGTTTGGATGGGCAACTGGCTTTGCTGGAAGCATTTCACGATGCTGGTATTATCTCTGAAATGGAGTATCAGGACCGCCTGACTGAAATAACGAAGCAAAAGGAAGAAGAACGTGCTCAGATCAGAGTGGCTGCATTAGATACATTTAATAAGTTGGCTGGCTCAGTATCACAACATATGTCTGCGATGCAAGACTATGAGATATCTAGGGTTGAAAGTCGGTATGATGCTCAGATCAAAGCTGCTCAGAAAGCTGGTAAAGATACTACTGAACTGGAAGAGCAAAAGGAAGAAGCAGTATGGGAAATTAAAAAGAAATATGCTGATAAACAATTTGCATTAAATGTATTAGATATCTTGGCTAATACAGCTGCGGCTATTATGGTTGCTTGGAAGGCTGGTCCATTTATAGGCCCGGTTCTAGGTGCAGCAGCAGCTATTCAAGGTGCTGCTCAATTAGTCGTTGCTCAGCAACAAAGAGAACAGGCTAAGGGATTATATTCCGGCGGATATTCTGATGATTACGTTCAGGGGTACACGGCTAAAGGAGATTCTCGGGATGTAGCCGGTGTTATCCCGGTACATAAGAATGAATTTGTTGCAAATCATGAAGGTGTGGCCAATCCTCATGTTAAGCAGTTCCTTGATGTCTTTGATATCGCTCAGAAAAATGGTACTATCGGTATGATTAATACTACTCAGATCTTACAACAGGTGCGTATGAGAAATGGTAAGTACAATGGTGGATATACCACTGACAGCGCTACCCAGGTTGAAAGTATCTCCGGAGCATCCTCTTATGACATTAAGGTACTCATACAGCTGATTCTTGCTGAATTGCGTATCTCGAATAAGCATCTTAGTAATATTGCTACGAAGGAAATGACAGTGAGTGTCCGGACAATACGTGATGGTATTAAGAGGCTGGAAATGCTCGAGAAAAATGCTAGCCGGTAATGTCCTTTTTTTTATAGTGCATTACGGGTACTTTTGTCACACAAACACAAAATAATATATGCAAAACAAAAAGTTAACAATACAGCTTGCCATGGCTGCTTTCCTTACCGTTAGTGGCATGGCAATGCTGATAATGGGATTATGGACACCTCCAGTAGGCGAGATACACAGCTCGGTGCTGATTGCTTATGGCGAGGTAAGCACTTTTGCCGGAAGCTTGTTCGGCATTGATTATACATATCGGTACAAACTGAAAAAAACATTTAATAATGGACAAAACAACGCTTAAAAAAATTATGCCGTTCGCTACGGATGAGAACATAGACAAGTTCTTGCCGCACTTGAACGATACGATGGCGACTTTTGAAATTGATACGCCAATGCGTCAGGCTCATTTTCTGGCACAAATCGCACATGAAAGTGGATCTCTTCGCTATGTCCGCGAAATCGCTTCCGGAAAAGCCTATGAAGGACGTAAGGATCTGGGTAACCTTATGCCTGGTGACGGACCTAAATTTAAAGGGCGTGGACTTATACAGCTGACTGGTAGGATTAATTATTCAGCATTTAATGATTTTACAAAAAAGGAATATAATTTGCTGGAGCATCCGGAACGAGTCGAGCAACCAGACTTAGCGGCACTTGTAGCCGGATGGTTCTGGAACCGTAATAAGTTGAATGAACTGGCCGATCAGGATCAGCTGCTGAAAATTACCAAAAAAATTAACGGCGGATTCAATGGACTCGAAGATCGTACTGAGCATTTGGAAAGAGCTAAATCTGTCTTATTAAGGGGAAAATGAAAAAATTAGATTCAAGTGATGTTCTTCTTTTGTTGTGTATTGGGTTTTTATTGGTTGTTCTGTTAGGTTTGACACTCCAGTCGTGCCGGTCGGTACGACTGGATAAGTCAAATCAGACTACATCTCGAACTGATGAAAGCCATAAAAATATGCAAATTGACGATCATGTGTCGTTATCTGAATTGGCTCAATCTTGGATAGACGATAAACGTATCATTATACGCGACTATACAGTTGTGATTGATTCTTCAGGTAATACAATCCCGGTGCTTGAAAAAGAAACCGAAATCTCGCACAATAAGACTTATCAGCGTGACAGTTCCTCGGTTAATTTTAATAACAAGACGACGATTGATGATCATTCTAGTAGTAATATAACCGAAGAGAATGAGATGAAATCGGTTGATAAGGAACCGCTATTCAGTTTCTCTAATTATTCACTTATAATATCATTTGCTTTACTGGTGTTCTTGATATATTATTCTTACAGAAGGTTTTCTAGTTAGTTTTTCTTTTTTCTTCATACACTGCTTGCCTGTGAAGGTAGGCAGTTTTTTTATGTCCTTTTTTCAACTTTCTGATGAAACTATTTTTGCGTTATGAAAATATATGAGGCAATTAAAGAGATGCATGAGCTGACCAGGGCTGGCAAGACTTTCTCCTTCAGCTTTATGTCGTATTCCTATGATAAGGATAAATCGCATGGTCCGGTAACGGTACTGCATGCACAGCTGCTCCCTTCTAATCGGAAGGAACGTAACAGATTCTCTGATTATATGCTTCGGTTCAGAGATATGGATACCTATGAGGAAAAAATGTGCTGGCAACCATTGTTGCTGGAATTTAACGGACAACAATTAGAATTGACATGACAGATAACACACCGACACAAAATAAAACACCGGAGTTAAATACGGATTTTGAAAATATAGTGCCCTGGAACGGTGCTAATGATTTTGGCCGTGATGTCCGATTGAAATGGGAGCGTAATTTTGAGAAGATTAAAATTAACTTTCTTGAGCTGATTACAGCTTTAACTGAAATTGGATTTGATCTGGATAACTTTATCAGGAAAGATAGACCTGATGGGACAAGTTTCTTACTGTCTTTTGGTGAATTTATTGATTCCCTTATTACAGGCAAAGGCGCGGGCATATATCCTGATGGGCGTGGACAGTTTGAAAAGCTAGAGGTACGTAGCGCAATGATTGTGAAGGAACTTATTTACAATCGCTGGTTTGCGCAGGAAGGGAACGTCACTTATTCTGAATCTGGTACAATCGAACGAATTGAGCAGCTCGAAGACGGCACTTATGACCTGTATCTTCGTCGTCGCTGGGATAATGATATTACGGCATTCAAGGAGCAGGACGTAGACTACGGATCAGTTAATAACTTGAACTCAACTGGAGAATATTATGATAGCTGGTTCCGCGTATTAAATGTAATGCAGGCAGAGAATAAGATTAATGTGGTTCTTTATCCGGATGAAGAGGTTCCTGGAGGAAAAAACTATCCTCCTGCTTCCGGCATGGTAATTACCCGTCGAGGAAATGCAGTGGATGAAGAACGGCAGGGATTCTGGTATCTGTCATCTTACGAGGGATGTATCTGTATGCTTGATGGGGTTACGAAACCTATACTCGAGGAATCTAACTACAGCATCATTGTCGGGAAACTGAAGAGGTTGGAACTGTTCGATAACCTCCCTATCAATTACTGGCATAGCTATGTATATTGCCGTGGTATAGCCATTCAGGACTTGATGCGAATTAACTATCAGGGAGTGGTTGTCGTACAGCTTAACGACCGTGGGTTCTGGTCGCTGGAGGTAGCTCAAAGTGATAATCCTTACACGGTTGGAAAAGAAACGGTCGATACAGTATGGCATTACGGATGTCGCTGGAAATGCCTTGTCACCGGTACGACGGACGAACCTCGCTATGCCAGCACGGGCTGGGCGATGATTGAAGGAAATCCGAATTTCACAATAGACATTGAAAGCGAAAACGGTTGGGCTTTCGATGCAACTCAGCTTCAGGAAGGAGTTGTATTTACGACTTTAACTGTAACCGGACAACTTTACAACCGTGATGTGACTGAACACATACTCGATACAGATGTGTCATGGACACGAGATACGGGTAACGTGAGTGAGGATAATGCCTGGGCTATCAAGAGAGCTGATGCAGGCAAGACTCTTACACTGACACCGGACGATTTGGGAGCTGAATTTGGAAGGACTAAAATGGTGTGTTCATTCAAGGCTACAGCTTTACTTCGAGATGGTCAACAGACAGAAATTGCAGAACAAACAATAACATTCTAATATGGGAATAAAAAGCGAAATAAAGAGAATGGATGTAAACTATACTCCATTAAAAACAAGTGGGGGTATAGAAGTCATTGGAAGCGTTCCGGAACGACAGACTTATAGTGCTAATACGAATGAGTATACTCCTGATTACTCATTGACACCCTTAGTCTTGTTCCCGAGGTGTAACGCAACAGATCCGGATTCGTATATTAAGAGCGGTTCGGTGAACGCATCTCTTACTAATATGAAGTGGTATGAGGTTATTGGTACACAACGAACATTGATAGGTTCAGATAATGTCGGCTATGAAATAACGACAGAAGGGGATCAGAAAGGTCAGATTAAGGTTAAACGTAATTCTTCTGTAGCTACTCCTCTATCGTTGGAATTTTATGCTGAATATGCAGATACTCGTACCAATCAGATATTAGTATTCAGATTCTCTAAAGTAATTCCTGTAAGTGACGTAACAGTTCCAGTCCCTGTTTTTAAAATAGATAGTCCTGCTACTGTTATATGGAATCCGTTGCGCAATCCCTTATCTCGTAAGATTACAGCATTGGTGTTTCTTGAAGGCAATGAAATTTCATCTGATAAACAGAAATGTAAATTCTTTTGGTATCGTAAAACTGATAGTGGTGGCTTGGAGGCTATAACTGATGGCAATGGAGATAATGACTGGGAAATTGAAGCAATAGACCATAATACTCTTACGATAAATCAGGATTATATTGGGGAAGAGCAGACTTATGTATGTAAGTTAGGGTATTCAGCTGACGGAGTACCTGAGCAGCCTAATGACGATATACCTGAAGTGACAACTACTATCCGTCGTCGTATACCTGAAGTCGAAGTAGACTGGAAGGGTGCACCTACTTATGTAGCCGGAGGAACGGAAAAATTAAAGCTGGAAGCATTCGTCACTGACGGAATGGGTGTTATTCCTGATCCGGAAGAATGGTTCCGGTTTGTATGGAATGTGAAATCTCCCTATTCACAGAGCTACAGCAAACAGGCTGAAGGTATCAAACCTACGATTACTTTTATTCCTGGAATGATGCTTAAATTAGAAGTGCAGGATAGGGGCCCGCAAGCTATACTTATTGATGATACGGACGGTTCTGTATTGCAGGACGCTGAAGGTAATGTTCTTTTTGACAGAATCAACAATTAAAAAATTATACAACTATGGCATACTATGTGAAAGTAACAAAACAGGTAGCAGATAAGATGGGACTAACATCTATCCGTAACATGACGGCAGACGGAAATGTGCTGTTGTGGCAGTCTGATTTAAATTGCATCGAAGGTGATACGATATTTGACAGAGCAGCACGTGTGGGCGGTGTGGCATTGACTCCTCAGTCGGCCCGCTTGGAAACAGATGGTATAGAGAATCCGGCAGAAGTGACTACTCCGGATGAATACCGGGATGACGAACCGACAATTTTGCCTGAGTACCCTGATACACCTACAGCACTTAACGAGGAAGGAGGCAACAATGAGTGACGCTAGTTCTGTAAGGCAGGTTGTGTTCTTACGAAAAGGTAGTGTTTACATGCCTTTCCTGCAATCCAACATGGGCGACTTGTACCAGGAATATCAGGGTGCAGCTAGTAGCCCGACAAATATATCTCCGGATTTTTCAACATTAACACCTATGCTAAGTTATATTATTACATCTTCGCTCGTTGCGGTTGGATTGGTTGTTCCCAATTCTGTGAAATGGTATTTCAATGATACGGAATTGACATTCGGTAGCGACAAGGTTTCAACGAATAACTTTAACGGAGAAACCGGACACTTTCAAAGTGTCCCTTATCAGGCTGGCGTACAGAATTATTTTGCGTTAAAGATTAAAAAAAATCTGGTTAAAGCTTCCGGTGGTGTGTCATGTAATATCAAGGCTGAAGCCACGATTGCTGTAGGTAATACCTCCGACAAGGTACAAGCCGTGTATAACATACCAATAACGGTCGGAGTCGGTAACAGTAAGCGTGTTACCATTATGGCAGGTGACAATAAGTTCTTTACTCTTACCGATAAGGGAGATTCCTGTATTTTGAAGGCTGTTGCATGGATTGGAAGTGATCAGCTAAATGCTGGTCAGACGTATAAATGGTATACACTCAAGTCTGGCACGTGGTCGGTATTATCAGGGCAAACAAAGCAGACTCTAACCGTTACAAATGATATGGTTGATACTACCGGACAGTTCAAGGTAGAAGTGTTCCAGGATGGTTTTCTTATCGGCATGGACGTACAGACGGTAATAGATGCTAGTGATCCGTTCGATATCTTACCGAACCCCAACCCTGAAAGTGAAACTATCGAGCAGGGTTCCGGTGGTTCTGTTACCTATACACCGATTTTGGTAAAGCGTGGCAGCACAACTAAATTCAAAGACATGAAGTTTTTCTTCGTGTTCACTGATTCAGCTGGCAATATCCTTAATCCGGACACTGCTAAGGTTGCATCATACAGCGGAACCGTGACAGAGGCTATGTGCGAACAGGCTTCAGGTAATGTTGCAGTAGTAATAACAACAGAAGAATAATATTATGATTGCAGAAAAAAGAACAGAGGTTAAGTACAATACGAGATCTATGAATATTGCTTATCCAGCAGGTGTGTATGATAAGAATACTATATATGAATGTACTGTCAAAATGTCGCCATTCGTTGAGGAGGATGGAAGCTATTATCTTATGAATAAGATAGGTACTTGGCTAGGTACAGAAACAGGTCTTTCGCCTAAAGAAGACTATGCACAACATGGAAATGATGCTACATGGATTTATATGGAAAAATACAAAGCTGTATTTCTGGAAGTCCTTTTTGCTGATTTCGCAAAGTTGGGTTCTGCTGTCTTTCTGGAAGATTATATGATAAGTCAGTATGGAGTGGATGCTTCTGGTCAGTTTACTGCATCCTATCAGAATTTTGATCCAAGTAAATTAGGAGAAAGCAATTGCCCCTTTACTCCTAAAACTTTCATTAATTGGCTTACTGGTAAAGCATCATTTGGAGATGTTGAAATTAATGGTGTGTTAAATGAAGCATGTAAGATTTTCGATGTAAATGATAATACATTTACAGCTGTAAATCCGGATATAAGAAAATATTATATTCCCCTTGGCTCGTCAGGGAAGGTTCTCAACTTAAATCTTGATGAAATCAAAAAAACGAAAGTTCCGATTAATATAAAGTTCTATTGTATGGGAATGGATGCTACAGTCAATTTTGTTGCATCTGATAGGAATATGCTTCCGATTGTATATTATTTAAGTAAAAAACCTACTAGTGTCCTTTCAAAAAGTATCAAGACCGTTCACATGTCACAAGGTAATTTTATCTCTGTAACATTTTTAAATCAGAATGAATCTGTCGGTTATAACTTTCATGGAATCATAGAAAATTATGACCACTACGAATATGAGAGTGGAACTTTAGATTTAATTATACGTTCAATTCAAAATTAATAGTTAAAAATTACAATTATGATACAGAAAAAATCTTTAAAAGACGCGATACAAAATCCTGAGATAATATCAGTCGTGGGAGAACTG